GTCTCAAGATAACTATCTAACATTTTGATAGATTGGGTTCTGAATTCTTGAACTGTCACAACTGGGACAATTACGATTCTGTTTGAATCGATTCCTCTCTCTTCAATCATTTCTTTTGTGATTGCAGATTCGGATTCGAAATAGATTACTGCAGCGTTGGGGTTATCTTCTAAGAACTGTTTAACCATTCCTAATGCGAAATAGGTTTTACCAGTTGCAGATTCACCTGCTATTGCAGTAATTTTGTTTGAGGGAAGTCCACCATGTAGTGAACCACTTAGTAGTGCATTAAAAATGTATGACCCTGTATCGATAAAGCTATCAACATCACCTGCTGCAACTCCTTCAGATACTACAGATGCATACTCATTTCCACTGCTCTTTATTATTTGATTTAGAAAGTCCATCCTTCACTCCTTCATTTTGTAATTTATTAGTACATTTGACATGTTCTTCCATCATAGCCTTAATCTGACTAATTTGGACTTCCATATAGAATAACCATGAGATGATTACTCCAATAGAGATTATATAAACACAATCTAAAATACTAATTTCCATATCTAATTATAATATACCTTATGGTCTTTCGTCAAGAGGTTTTTTCATTTATTCTTCTAAAACAACTACACCCTCTGATATGAGTCGTTCTCTGTTTACCAAGTGTTGTTCTTCCACTAGGTCTTTATTCTCACCTGTATATTTAACTGCATGTCCGTCTACAATCATTTGTTGATTGACATTTATTTCAGTCTCATATACTGGATGACCTTCATCAAAGTGTGCAATTATCTCACCAAGGATTCGACCAAATTTACCCTTGTCGTGTGATATTAAAGATAAACTTTCTGCACTCTCTAATAAATTTTTTAAATGTTTCTTCGAAGCTTTACCAAACTTCTTCTCCACTAAATCTCTAGTTCTGCTTTCAGGTGTGTCAATTCCTAAAAATCTAACTCTTTGTTTTTTTAATACTGTAGAAAATCCTAAATCGATATCTACATCGATGGTGTCACCGTCTACTACTTTGACAACCTTTACGTTATACTGATACATTATCCTTTTGCTACTCCGTTTTTATCCATCTTCACTTTCGGTTTTCTCTTTGCAGCTTCACTCTTCTTAACTTGTGGTATCAGTTTCCTTGCAATTTTTTCTATTGCAGCTTTCTTTTTCTCAAGTTTTGATTCTATATCTTTCTTCTGTCCGATTGAAAATGTGTTATAATCTTTATCCTTTATCATCTTCTTGATAAGAATCATTCTTGCTCGTTTACGTGCTTTCCTTTCTAGAGACTTAGGGTCGAAGTTTGCTTTCTTCATTGCCTTTTTTCTTTTTAAAAGTATCTTTGCCTTGTTCTTACGAAAAGCTGCACGTTTTTTCATACGTGTTGAGTATGAATCGACTTCAGTAATGTATTCCAAAAAGGATTTCATAGTCTTATTTATGTAAAGAAACTATCTAGGGATGCAGTCGGTTCTGTATTCCACCCCATTAAATGCACCACCACTCTCAATGGGTCTAGAAATGCTTTGTTGAATTGCATATCATAGTCTGTAAACTTGTGTAAATCAAACTCTTTTGGTAACTCTCCAACAAAACCAATAACATTTTCGTTGATTGGATTCGGGAGTGTAAGATAACAGAAGTGTATCTTCTCACCTTCTTTGATAGTCTCATACTTACCCTTGAGATTCTTTTCTTCAAGGTAATGATTAAACAGTAGTGACCCTCTAACATGTATCGGTGTGGACTTACGATATACTGTATTCTCACCTTGATACTGTTTGAGGTTTCTCACTCCTCTAGGGAATGCAACCACCTCGGGTGGTAGAGAAAAGAACTCAGTCCTTGCATTCTCTACGAAGTCCCACAGTTCTTGTTCTGTTCCTGTCATTGCAACATTGAAACCTTCTTCCAGTTTTGTTCTAACCCACTGTGGAGTTGAGGACTTTGCAGTTTCAATACCCATCATTTTGAGTTTAGGTTTTGCAAGTCGTACACCTTCGTTGTCATGTACATTAAGAATATATCTTTTCTTTGCAGTCCATACACCCCTGTCTGCAATCACCTCTCTACCCATCTCCATCTTTTGTTGATATGAGTTCATGTATTCTGCAAGGTCTTCGTAACCTTCATCGATGATTGGTTTAATCTTCGTGTTTGCAACAGTGTCGATAAACGTAATAATTTTTTGCTTGTCTGTTTCTTCGGGAAACACTTTTTGCACTAAGTCATCTAGTGTGATGTACACAGAGTCTGTGTCGATTGCAATAACTCTGTCCTTATCATCATCAAGAACACTTTGTAAGTAACCGTTGATTTGTTTTTCTGCCCACTGAATAGATAACTGTCCACTGGTCGTAATTCCTTCTGCCATCGGTACACTAAAGAATGCAAACCATCTGTTTGCTAATGCACCATAAGCTGAGTTAAGTGCAATCTTTCTGACCTGTTGATTGTTGTATGCACGTTTGATAAGTGTATCAAGTTCCCTCAGTCGTTTGACATCCGATGTCTGTTCTTTCTCAATCTGATACTCAATCATCTTCTTCTTCCACATCTTACGTTCATCATAGAATGTTTCCATGAGTTCGGGAAGGAATCCTTGTTTCTTTCTACTGAACATTGCACCGTTTGCTGTCATCGATAGATTCTGTTTCTTGAGATAAGATAAGTCACACTCTTTGTTTAAGAGTTTCTTTACACTTGCATCTCCATATGAACCTTTCTGCATAGTCTCGGGTGAGATGTTATATTGCATAATCAGATGTGGGTATAGACTGTTCAAGTCAAATGACACTACCCAATCATGTTTACCTACATGTGGTTCCTTTACATATGCACCGACAATCTGTTTTGATTTGTCTTCACCCTGTATTTTCTTAGGAGGCATCTGAATACCACGTTCTTTGAGGAAGTTGTAGATGATAGTTTCCCAATACTTTACCATACCAAAGGTGTCACTGAAATTACACTTTGCAGTGTAAGCTTGTGACATGATAAGTTCCATGAGACCTAGTTTGTCTTCTAGTTCTTCAACAAGAACAACGTCACGTATATTGTATTCTAGAAACTTCTCATAGTTCTTTTGATACAACATATGGAGTGAACCATACTCAGAGTAATCTAGTTTCTGTTTACCAAGTTCTACCTTTGCAATGTGGTCAAGTTTGTATGACTCTTGATTGACAAAAGTATTCTTCTTGTATAGTTCTAGATAGTCAATGATATTGATACCATGAAGTGTATAGTTTACATTCTTTTGATATCCATAAGTTGTGAACTCACGTGTTTCTGATGAACCCCATGGTGATAGTTTCTTGTGTTCATTCTCACCCAATATCCTATCGATACGATTACAAAGATATGTGATGTCGAAACTATCTACGTTCCAACCTGTGACGATGTCAAGGTTTAGTTCTCTCCACACTTTGACGAACTTCATTAACAAGTCTGACTCTGAACCACATGGGATATAGATTACATTGTCTTGGTTATGATTCCACTCACCGTATCCTAGTACGATAGTGTCTTTACCAAATGGTTTGATTGATATTGCATTGACCTTTTCCATTGCAATGAGTGGGTCGGGAAACCCATTCTCACACTCACACTCAATGTCAAGTGTTGCAATCTTGATTTGACTTGGGTCGTATTTGATTTCACCTTGGAACCTATCTGATATCCAGTTGTACATCCACTTGTCGTATCCATGTACTTCAAATCCTGCGATACCATCATACTTCTCTTTGAACTTTCTTGCACCTGACATAGAGTCTAGGTTTACGGGTTCGAGATATCTCCCATCAATCGTTCTATGGGATGAGGGTGTTTTAGATAACACATAAAGATTTGGTCTGTAGTTAACAGACATCTTCTTAGGTTTACCTTTTTGATATCCTCTGACGAGGAGTTTGTTCCCGAAACGGGTGACGTTAGTGTAAAAATCCATAATGTAATTATACCACAGGTAGTGGTATCAAGTCTAGTTGTTTTCTGTTCTTTCTATTAAATCTTCTATGACTTCTAGAATGTCCACGTACTCTGCAACTTTCTTAATCTCTTCTGAGATTGTTTCTGATAGGTCGGGGTGTTCACCGATACCCATGGGATTGGTTAGAAGATTTTCAACGTTAGCTTCATGTCTCTTCATGTTTCCTAATGCCCACAACTTTTGTGCTTCTAATAATTTATCTCTCATTGACTAATCCTTGCAAGAGAGTTCAAATAGTTTCTCTCTAGGTTATAACGTGGTTTGAATACTGCAACCACAGTTTTTTTCTTCAAATTAAATTCATACTTCTCTGCATACGGACACCATACACCTAGATTGACATCAAGTCTAGAATTTTCTTCATCGTATTCTTGTATTAAAACTTTAGGTTCGTATAGTTTATATACTCCCCATCCTTTTTTGACATGTGATATAAGTGTTTCACCTGTATCTAATCTTAGACACTTAATTTCTGTCTTAAACATTTCTTACCATTTCTTGTAATTCAACACTTCGTCTTCCGACTTGTCCGAACCACTTAGAGTCTTCCATTTCTACTGCAACCTTTTCCCAGTCACATGATACAACACCTTTCCACATGTTGTTGAACTTACTAAATCTAGTTCCTCCTAGATTAAAAGTCATATTGACAAGAACGTGTTGAATATCTTCGGGTAGACTGTAGAAGTCTTCACCACCTTTTGATTCAAATAAATGAACAGTTTCGTTAACATGTTTTACAAAGTCAATTGCATAAACATCATCAACTCTTTCTTGTGATACTGGTGTACCAACTGGTTGACCGTGTTCGGGGTCGTCATCTTTTACTAGGTGACCTACTCCAAATGTTAGATACCCTAATGAGTCTTCATATATTTCGAGGACTTCACCCTCATGTCTCTTTATCTGTTCCTTCA